GTACTGCTTTTGATGGGCTACCACCCCCTGCTGTGCTAGTGCCCTACGTAGCTCATCCTTCATGGCTATAACCATTGTGGATATCGTAAATTCACGTACTCCATCGTGCGGCAAGTGCAACCGGAACAAGGCGACCTCCCCTGCCTCGGAGTCATGCATACGCTTTACTACGTATAGGTCATGCTCATAAACCAAAACTGGCTCGGACTCTTCGTCGTCGTCGCCTGAGCGCATGTAAATGCCTCCATTTTTACCACGGAAAAAGGGGGCTGGATACTCTGGTATACGTTGAGGTGTGGCTCCCTGCTCAGCTTTAATTACGTACCCATCACCGTCAACATCGGCGGCTTCAATCTCCATACCCAACACAATGGGGGATTTGATCTTGCCTTTGTGCTTACATCCTTCACAGCCCGTAGGGTTTAGCTTTTCAAATGTTGCACAAAGATGAGGCCCACCTTTTAGCTGTAGGTTGTGTACTTTCTGGTCTACTTCCCTAGCGTCATAGCCCGGATGCTGACTCGACATCTTATGCACGGCATCATGTGAGTCTATGCAGAAAGCAGCGATGGATAGAGCAGCCCTCCACAAAGGCTCCGGTGTATTTTCTTGGTCGGTAAAGCACCCCAGTAGTTGCGAACACCCATCACCCTCCGCAGATTTAAGCATGATGGTCTTAAACCGCTTAATCTTGTTGCTCGTCAACGCTTCCATCATGGGGCTGATGGTTCTAGGTATAAAGTCGGGTGTATCTTCCTTTGGCTCCGAAGACCCAAGAATAGTTTGTAGCTGTGAGTACGTCAGACTTTGTGTTACTTCGTTGAGTGCTGTAACCTCTACCGGGGTATCCCGCTTGAAGTTGAATGTACCCGGCGCACGTAAAACACGCGATGCTTCAAACACCACAGGGTCAACTATCACCCCCTGCTCAACACATAGTTCTGCTAACCTTTTTGCAAGTGGCTCCCACTGTAGGCGGGATATGGTTTGGTCTAGCACCCAGTACGCATGTATGCCGTAACCAGAGCTAATCAATATAGGCTTAGGCAAGCCGACTACAGAGCAAAACTTCTTTAGTTCTCGCAGTCCTGTCGCTTGGTCTATGTAGCCTTGGATGACACCTTTTGCATTAGGCTCGGCTTTGCTAGGGCCGCAGTCGATGTCTATCCATAGCGATTTAAAGTACTTAGCATTTTCATGCGTACGGTTGTTGAGGGGGCCAAACTTAGCACACCCAAAGTACGCATCAATACCTAAATCGTTGAAGTGCTTTGTTAGCTCTTCTAGTTCTTCTCTTGTATCTACAAGATGTTGGTCAGGGTATTTTCCAATCCCTAGCACACAGTACCGCCCCTCCGAAGGCAACACGGTGTCAAGTAGATCAAACTTGAGCATGGTTAAAAAAGTTTGTGCTGGCGCTTGAGAGAGTGTATGTATTTTTCTATTTGTACACTGTATGCCGCAGTAGGGGTTGAGTTCCCCTTAAACCAATTGTAGACACACATACGGCTTACGCCGAATATGGCTGACACCTGCGACACACTGATACCAACACGAATACACACACGCCCCAAGGCCACACCCGGAGATTTGCCAACAGCTTTTTTATTTGCTGTAACTAAACTCTGGCTGTAGCCGTAGGTCATATATTAGTCCTCGTCACTCCACGCCTTAACCACAGAATCAAGGTCTTTCTTGACTGTAGGTTTTGGCTCAACTTTCTTCTCCCGTTTTACTGGCTCTTCGATTGGGCTATCTTGAGGAATCGCAGCGGGAACTGGTGCAGACACCGCCAATGGCTTAGTTGACCCCGACACATCCGCTTGGTATGGAGTCATCACAACCATCCGCTGGGTTTCTGGCGTTACCGCAGCCGCACTAGTCACAGCGTACTCTGCCTTCGTGATAAACCTAACGGGGGAAAACAACACCGATTGGTTGTCATTACCATCGTTAAAGCTAAGCTCAGTCACAACATAGTCCAAGCTCTTACCGTTGTTTGAAAGGTACTTGGTGTAGCCCTCAAACGGATAGGAGTTGTCTCCAACTTTGTCGCCAAACAAAGACTTAGAAGCTAGGTTCATTTGGTATACATCACCTTCCAAAGAAGTGCCGAAGTCCTCTTCCAATACAAGTGCAATGCGGCGGGAGTACCGGCAAGCCTTAGAGCTACCCATACCTGAACCCTTGATATTCTGAGAGCAGTTATCGCAACGCTCAGCTTGTGGGTTTTCTGCATTTTTATCGGGGGTACGCCCGTCATTTGAAAAGCAGTCAGGGGCAGTCGGCTCAGCATCAGGAGTCCACGCCTTTGCGTAGAAGATACGGCCCACTTGTGGGGAAGCATTGATGATGATGGCATTCATAGTGCCACCTTTAATCTTACCCATCTCCTTACCGCTCACCGTCTTACGGAAGATTCCGTTTTTAGGTACGATGCGTTTAACGCCAGCTTTTCCAGCCAACTGCTGCGTAAGGGCGCTAGTGCCAGCCGACTGCAAAAAATCGGGAAGCTCTTGGTCAAAAAGTGTAATGTTGCTCATGTTTCATTTTTCCTTAGAACGTCTAACCACCACGGAATATTCACTCTCTACGTTAAGACCCATAGGGAGTGTGTTTGGATTCTCTGAAAGAAATTCCTTCATGTGTGATTGATGAAGTCTTTTCTCTAACAGGCCAAATGCAGCGTGTTCTTTAATAAACGCATACATAGAATCCCAATCGTTCGTCCAGTACCGTGATTTCACTGAGCGAATGATCGTGCCATGTTCGGTGCGGATGCTGTCGGCATTCATGCTCTTGCATACGTCAAGCATTCTGCCTTCGATAATCTGTAGCTCTTCGTCTAGTTCTTTGTCTCGCTCCTCGTACTTGCGACTAAGCTCGTTTCGGTTATCGCGTATTTTTATGTAGATGCGCGTCAATTTATCAAGTGGTATAGGGGGTTGTTCCTCCTGAACATCATCGTCCATGTGTAGTCCTTGTTGGCGGGGAGTCTATTCTACCACAACTCTTTACAATGTCAAGAGTTTAGAGCGTTAATTCTTGTCGGTAGAGATCAATTATTTTTTGATGGTTGTCTATGTTGCCACGCAACATACCGTACATCTTCTCTTCGATTGGGCTACCGTGTATGTGAACAACGGTCATGTTGTTCAGTTGCCCCGGACGGTCAATACGTGCGTTAGCTTGCAGGTAGGTCTCTACGCTTGTGCATGGAGCGTACCATATGACTGTGTTCGCAGCGGTTAGGGTTAACCCGTGTGCAGCGGCTTTAGGTTGAATGATAAGCACCTTCGGGTTGTGTTGCTCTTGGAACTGTTTTACTATGTCTGAGCGTTTGTTAACCGGCACACTTCCGTTAATGACCTCGCATGTGATATGTTGTTTTTCTAGGTGTTTTTTTAACAGGTCTATGGTATGTGTGAACGGAACGAACACAAGCACCTTATGGCTTGACTCCTCAATGACCTCTTGCACCACTTTGAGTCGGCTGCTCACATCGAACTCAATAATTTCACCAGTGTCGGTGTAGACTGCACCGCCAGAAATCTGTAGCAACTTAGTTAGCTTTACTGCGGCATTAACGGCTGAGACTTCTTCACCTGCTGCTTCTATCATCATCTGCTTCTTGAGTATGTGGTAATACTTAAGCTGTTGTGGGCTAAGTGGCGCATCTCTATCTACGTATGTGAGCGGGGGTAGGTCTAGACATTGCGCCTTCTCAAATCTAATCGCAGGCTGTAGAACTTTATGCACTATCTGAGAAGCAGTCGGCTTAGGCGTCCATCGGAACATGCTTACTTTCTGCATGACCGAATCTCTAAACTGCCCAAAGAACGGGGACACCCCGCTAGGGTTAATTAGCTTAGCTAAACCGTAAGCATCCACAGGAGACTGAGCAGCAGGAGTGCCTGTCAGCATCCACAACCCTTTGACGGTCTTGAGTAGATCACGTAGATTTCGCCATCGTTCGGTCTGGGCATTTTTGTACGCTGAAGCTTCGTCAACAACTATCAAGTCAAACCCACCGTTGATGATTTCTTTTTTAATTATGCCAACCCCGTCAAAGTTTACGATAATAAACTCTGCGTTAGCCTTTATTATCTGCTTCCGTTTACTTGCAGAACCATGAGCGATTTCGACAGTACGGTGTATGGCAAATTTAAACAAGTCAATCTGCCATGCCGATTTCATTATCGATAAGGGACAAATCACTAACACTCGTTTTACTAATCCGATGGTCATCAAGTAGTCCACAGCCCAGATAACTGATGCCGTCTTACCTGTACCCTGCTCGTTGAAACAAAAAGCTTTACGGTTGGATATTAAAAATTCTGATGTAGTCTTCTGATGTTCAAATGGTGTGATCCCTATGGGGCGAGGCCATTCGTATTCTGATAAATTCATTTTTTCTTACGCTCCTTGTTACTTACTTCTGATATGACTTTGTGGTTTGACCCACGTTTGAACGAACGATTTGCAGCTACGCTTTCCAGCTTAGTACCATCAGTGTTTGAGCCACCTTTGGACAAAGCTACACGATGAGCAACGTCCTTACCCTCTCGTTTGTCGGCAATGTTGTTGCCGTTTGCGTCTGGGCTTTTATTGTCTATGGCTTCTCGTGCCCGTTGCCGTTCAAGGCGAGGGCTACCTTCACCTCGTGTAAGCTGCTGCTGGTACTCTTTTTTGTACGGGCGGGGTTTATTTACGTAAGGCATGATTAGTCCTTTGTGATTGCTGATAATTCATCATTTTCCCATAGTGGTTTGCGGCCTTCTTGCTCAACCACCCGCAACATTTTACCGACCGAGACAGCAACCTCCAACATCATTTCAGCTTTGTACTTGTTCAGTTCCTCGTGAATGATCTTACCTATCATGTTCACAACTATAGGCTCAACAACTCCTTTCACTCGGCGCTTTAGCTCACCCTCAAGGATGAGGGCGGTATCAGTTTCTTCGTTGGTCATTACTAGCTCCTGTTGTACTCGCAATCTTTCACCGCGCAGAATTTGCACAGTGGCCCACTGACGGGGTTCCACACCCCGCTCTTTATTGCTGCTTCGATACGCGCAACGTCTACTGCGGACTTGTCCATGTAGGTGTCCTTGAACTCAACTAGCTGCTCGGCCTTGACGAACTCTTTGGACACCACAAAAATTAAAGCGGACTTGACCTTCTTGATCTCTGGGAACTTAGCAAACAGGCCACAGGCTACAAGGTCTAGTTGCTTTTTGTCTGCGTATCTTGCGTTCTTGCTTGTCTTGTAGTCCACGGAGTGAGCTACCCCTGTCGCCCGGTTGATAACCACCAGATCAGCTATCCCATGCCACCACACATCAGGCGCATGAAAGTCACACGCCTTCAGGTCTTTGGTCAGGCCCAGCTTCACCTCGACTAGCTTCTCGCCGGGGATTACTTTAAGGATATCCAGCACCTCTTGCATGTACTCAAACTGCGGCGGTATCGGTGTGCCCTTGCTGATGTAGTCCTCGGCTACAGTATGCGCTAGCTTACCGTATAGCGTAGCCGTTGTGTCCGGGTCACGTACGGCGTCCGGGGCAACCTTAGCGTGGTAGTACTTGCGTGGACATTGTTGAAATGTCTTTAAGCTGCTGAATGACCAGACGATCATGTAGCCCCTCTCTGTCCATGCTCAAACCTAGCAGAACGTGCAGCGGTGTATGCGTCCACTACAGTTGGGTAGTGCCTATGGGTGTGCGCTTGCCTTGTGTCTATGTCCCAGTCATCGCCGCTGGAATCTAAACCATAAATCGGGTCTAAATCTAGAAGTGAGGCTAGGTTAGATTGCTTAACAACCTCAAAACCGTGAGGGGTAAATAAGCCATAGCTCTTTACAAGTCCTTTGTGGTGTTGGAGAATAGGGTGAAAATATGTTTTGCTGCTTGATGGTTCGGGTATTTCGGAAAGCAGTAGCAGTCCTAAGTTTTTGCCAATTGAGCCTGCAAAATTGGGTAGTATTCCTCCGTAATCGTGCATCTGGCTGTGCCCTTCCCAATCTTTTTTAAGCGCGTTTTTATCGCCTTTGACTTCTACAAAAATCCCCTCTTCTCCGTATCTGCGCGGCAGGAAGAAGTCGGGGAGATACCGTACTGTTTTGGAGCCGTACGGTACTGATTCGGGGCCAGCGTCAGCAATAGGGGAATCCTCATCGTATATTTCCTTTTGGTATCCTTGGTCTTCGTACTTCCAAGGTATGCCAAGAGTGTCAAAGAACACAGCCCACCTAGCTTCCAGCCTTGACCGAAAATGGTAGCCCTTGTAAGAAGTTTCAATAGCCTTAACAGTCATGTGAAGTTCCTTTTATTAACATGCGGTACGCTTCAAAGACGGTTTTCTTATCCAGCGTCAATTGCTCAATCGTTTCTTGCTGCTGTTGCATCTTGATGCATGCGTCCAGCGCAAACTTATCTAGCGTTGCCCTGTCCCAAGTGCTGAATGTAGGTATGTCGCTCACAGTAATGCCTCTGGTTGTTGTTTAAGTTTTTCCTTTTGGGCTGCTCGGTACATCTGCTCCAGCAGCTTCGGGTCTACCCGCTTGAACGGGTCGTAAAAGTTTATCTCCTTGGACTTTTTCTTCGGTCTTGAAGATGTGGTCGTTGAAGCACTTGCGTTTTCTGATAACACTGTTGGTTTCCTTTTTTAGTCGTGAGTCTTTTACATCAGTCTGTGCGTTGCATGTGGGGCATCTCATTA